TATCCGCTATGTGGGAAACCGCACATAACGCTTGACAAAGGTCTTGACTCAGCATGGTTTTATGAGAAATCTAGAAAGCTGAGAGAACTTGAATTCCTTCCCCTGTGTGATGATTTCACACGCCTGATGAAATATTTATTAATGCCACGAAGAAATAGAAGTCGAAACAATCAACGATCTAGGGCGCGTAGGGGTCAAGCTCCCCCCATCCCAAGAAATAATAGGAGCAATACAAAGAGACAAAATGCAGAACTTGTCGAAAATTTTATTAAAGATATGGCAATCGCCGGTATTTCTCAAGCAGCAGCGGGAGTGCCCTCTGTGGCCATGGGAGTTGCAGGTGTTGGTGCCGCTGCCATCGGTGGAGCTTATCTTTATAAACGTTTCAAAAGACTTATTGGTAAAGGTGATTATAATATGCCTGATGTCCGGTATAATTCTCTTATTTCTAATAAGAGCATGCCGCCTTCCACTGATGCTTCCTTTTTGGGAAATCGAGGAATGCGTGTACGATATAGAGAATTTATCGGGCAAGTCTTAGGTACCACCGGATTTACCGTTCAAGCTATCCCTATGCAACCTGGGTTGTTTGGATGTTTTCCGTATTTATCTAACATCGCTGTTAGCTTTGAGAAGTATAAATTTCATGGTCTGGTGGTTGAGTACATCTCAACTACTTCTCCATATAATACTACTCCCGCGATGGGTTCAGTCATTATGTCTGGACAGTATAAATCGGACGTCTCTGCGTATGCTACAAGAATTGCTATCGAGAATAGTGAAAATGCTATATCGTGTCGTCCTGATCATGACATGATGTACGGTTTCGAATGTGCTCACAGTATTACTAATGAATACTACGTTCGAACTGGCAGCACTTATACTCCTACGGTTCTTGAAGATTTTGCTCAATTAAGCATCGCCACTGTTGGGACTCCATCCGGGGGTGTCATCGGAGAATTATGGGTTACGTATGATATTGAATTTTATGAAAATAAAATGCCCCCACTTAGTGGTGGGTATGTCAACGCTACTCGCTCTGGATGTACAAATGCCCTTCCCCTCGGTACCGGGAGTTCTAGCGCGCTTTATCTTGGATCCTGCTACCCCATTACGATCAGTAGTGATGGTATTACTGTACAATTTGGCAGTAGTTATATTGGCGTTATTCCTGAGGGTTTTACATTAAACATGTCTTTTGTTTGGATTGGGGGCTCCGCAGCTCTCACTGTACCCTCCGTAACCGCTACTAACTGTACTCTCGCTACTTGGGAAGATTCTGGAGGTCAATTTTGGTTTCCGACCACCGGTTCTACACAGCCTGGACTCTGTTATAATGTTAAAATTGTAATTGGTTCGTTTGCTAGCGGTGTCATTCCTAAGATTGTTTTTGGCACTGGCGGCGCTCTGCCCACCTCCGCGACATGTTATGTGTTCGCATGGGGTTTGGGTTCCTCAGGTAATTATACCTCGAACGCTTCCTATTAATATTTATGTGTAAATTTTTCATCTCACCTCCGGCTTTTATGGTAGCCAATAATCCCGGTCTAGGTGACCCCTCATGTGGATGCATGGCCTGATAACGTATTTAGCGATGAACACGACTTTGGATGAAATCGTTTTAATGGTCCCTCTCTCCGATAGAGAGAGGGATCGTTTGAGAGTACCAAAGAAATTTGATTCTATTGAAGTTAAATACACTGAGCAGAGATATGTAAGCGATCGAGATCAACTCGTGTTCCGACGGGATATGAAGAGGTTGTTCCCTAAATACCCTAATGATAATGTTCGTATGACTCGAGACCCTGTTCTAATACACGGTCCGATGAACATTAAATCTAGTGGTTATTTTTACCCTCATCGAGAACGTAAAGGAGAAGCCGACTATCGCGCTAAGAGATTAGAGTTAACTAACAAGGTCTTTGTTAACAGTCCTCAAGAAATTCATAAACCTATTGAGAATTCTAATGGAGAGTATCTGAAAGTCGGCATGACTAAAGGGAACATCCACAACGTTTTTCCTAGAATTAAAGAACTTCATGATGAGTTGACTGAACTCGCGAAACCACTCATAAAGAATGGTCTCTTGCGTTCTGAGAATCGGAAGCACAACCGTGATCACTTAAAAGTGTTGACCCCTAAACCCAGCACTCATTTTGAGAGCCGGACACACTTTAGAGTCGAGAAGGTTGGGCGGAAAAAGAGTAGACGCGCTCGACAGGAGTTGCAGCGCGAAGCGGATAGGCACCTTAAGAGCCGCAAACATGGTTCTAATGTGCATTCCGATGATGAGGTTGAATCTCAGTTAAGTGGTACGCACGGTGAGTACACGGATGAGGACGATGTGGATAATGCACGCCAGTTAAATGGTGTGTGTCCAATTTGTTTTGAGATCCTGACCGATGTTGAGCCCCAAGTCATGCGACGAGGTACTGATCGTTTTGTCTTGTGTGGTCGACTCGGAGACGCCGGAAACCACAGTTTATGTACTCGGTGCGTGGGACGTCTTGCAAATGACGGAGAAGAGCGCGTGAATGAATTTGGTAATGTGTTTTGTCGAGTTGCGTGCCCTTTGTGCCGCGGTCAACGAAACGTTCCCGATCACTTTCGGACGCGCTATTTAAGGATGGAACCAGTTTATCGTCGTATGGATGTCGCCGGAACGTACCCACCACGGGGACGCGGCGAGACTCCTCCTGGGGGAACCCCAGCTACAAATGATGTAGAACGACGACGGCCCCCCTTGCCACGGAACGCTCGTGGTGGATTACAACCTGTAGCCATTTTGGCGAGGCCTGTACTTCTGCCTGACGCTCCTGTTGTGGTACCTGGTCTCCAGAATAACCGTCGAGAAAGGAGGAGAAGACAACGCGAGCTACCGGTTGAGCCAATAGCTCCCGCATTGGGTGAGGATGTGGTTAGACCACCCGATCCCGTTGTGGTTGAGCAATTAGTTCCCCGCGGAAGTCTCCCTCCTTTACTTATCCCGCGCGCTCCAAGTCCACGAATGGAAGACGTGGCAGACCCAGCGGCAGCTGAGGTCCTCGTCCCGGAGGTACCTGTCGATCCTCCAAACACCCCCCCCGTTGTTCCTCCGGACGAGCAGCCTAACCCTCCCTCGGAGCGTGAGAGACGTAGGAATCTTTTCCTTTCCGCCTTTTTAGAGAGAGAGTTTGATAGTCGAGTCTTACTTGAAGTTCCAGAGCACCCTGAGTTTTCTCATGAGGATCTTGCTCCAATGGAAATGGATGAAGTTGAGCCACTCAGTCCTCTTGTTGAAGATGAGCGCGTCGTGCACCACCTCCTTGACGAGGTGAATGAAGTCGACCAGCTTATAGCAAGAGCAACCGAGTTCATAGGTAATGTTGTTGGTGCACCGGCTGCCGCTCTTCGTGATGGTGAGTTACAGGCCCCACGTGTGCCTTTTCAAGTTCCGGCATTACCAGCGCTCCCAATTCCTACG